TTAGTCCTAACTACACCAAAGGCAGTTATTCTGTAAATGAATCCGTTACGGTTGATGTGGTTATTGCTTCTAAAGATTACACGGATACCGTTGAACTGGCAGACTATGTAAGGGATGCTTTAGAAGGTAGAAGGGGGAACTTTGCAGGAATAGAAATAAATGATATAAGGATGATTAGCGCAGATGAAGAATACATAGAAGATACATTCATTCAAAATATAACATTCGACATAAACACAAATGGCAAACAAAATACTTAGAGGGAATGACCTGATGATTTTTAAAGATACCACTGGTGCTGGCACTGCTTATAAAGCATTGGCATTTTCAACCAGTTGCCAGCTTTCCTTAACGGGAAACACTTTGGAAACTTCATCAAAAGACGGTGGCAAGTGGACTAGTAAAGCGGTAAGCAAATTAAGCTGGTCACTTACAACTGACAATTTATATAGCGTGGAAGATTTTAATGCTTTAGTAAATAGCTGGATAAGCAGAGAGGAATTAACTGTAGCTTTTGCCGTATGCACCAATGCAGACAGCGATACAGGTCTGCCTGCCGATGGCTGGAAAATAGGCGGTGGCTACACTGGTAAGGTGGTTATCACTAGTATTACCGCTAATGCTCCAGATAATGATAATGCTACTTACTCTGTTACTCTGGAAGGAACAGGGGCTTTATCGCCTAAAGTAGCGTAATATATTCACTGGGGAAGCTGTTGCAGTTTCCCCTTTTTTATTTATATACTATGGAAATTCAAATTAAAGGTACTGCATATAATATACGATATACTATCAGGGCTATGTTCGTATTTGAACAGATAACAGGCAAGATATTCAGATTGGAGAATCTGACGGATTACTACCTGTTTTATTATAGCCTGCTGATAGCGAACAATCCAGATTTACAAATGACATTCGAGGACTTTATTAATGAATGCGATGATGAACCAGCCTTAGTTATCCAGCTACAGGAATTTCTTTCTAAAGAGATGGAAAAGCAGTCTGCATTCATTAGTGATACTGTAGATTCAAAAAAAAAGTAACGATTAGCGAATTGTATGCTTTGATAGTTCTGGAAGCAGGTATAGCACCTGATTATTTTCTGGACAGGATGCAGATGTATGAAGTGAAGGCAGTCTTGGAAAATCTGCAACATAAGAATAAGACTGGCTGGGAACAGGCTAGGATGATAAGCTATATCATAGCCCAAACTAACAGTACCAAGCAGTTATCACCTACTGATATTATGAAGTTTGATTGGGATGAAGCCAAAGAGAAAGATACTTCTATCAGTAAAGACGATATAGCCAGACTACAGGCTAAAGCTAATCAATTTATAAACACACAAAACTAAATATATATGGCTGATTTAGTAACCAGACTATTACTTGATTCATCTGGTTTTAATAATAACATAGTTAAGAGCAGCAGGCAAGTACAGGAGTTTCAACAGATAACAGGCAATATAGTAGGTACTATAGGAAAGTTTGCTGCTGGTATTGGAATTGCGACTACTGCCAGTGACGCTTTTATGAAGATAATAAGAAGCTCACAGGCTACTAATGATGAATGGGACAATACATTAAATTCCTGTAAAGGAACTGTAGATTTATTCTTTCAGTCTATGTCTGCTGGCAGTTTTGAAGCATTTAATAACGGTGTTCTTTCTACAATAAGGAATTTGAAAGAACTTTCTGCTTTGCGTGATTCGTTGACTGATGCTAAGTTATCAATGGGATTCAATACTAAAGTCTTTGAAACGGAGTTTACGAAATATGAATCTATAATCAGGGATACCACTAAAAGCAAGCAGGAACGGGAGAAGGCATTTAAAGACTTGCAAAAGTTGAAAGACGATTTTAAAATAGATGTTACTGATGTCTTGGGAGG